TAAGAAGGCCAAGGGTGGCATGATACGCAAGTCGCAGGGCCGGAAACGCTGAGATGGCAAAGGCTTCCTCCCGCAACTACACCCGTGAGCGTCTGAATGAAGACCCTCAGCGCGTGAAAGACCGTGCGAAGCGCAATGCCGCTCGCCGGGAACTCATGCGGGAAGGTGTGGTGCGCAAGGGAGACGGCAAGGTGGTTGACCACAAGCGTCCCTTGAGTCGTGGTGGCGGTGTCGGTCGCTCCAACCTTCGCGTCCAAAGCAATAAAGCATCCGACCGTCAGGGCGGAAATCTTCAACCCAAATCGGCAAAAGCCAAGGGAGGTCGCAGGTGATTCAAGCATTTAAACGATTTTTACAGAAAATTGGTCGATGGTTACTTTTTCGCAAAGAGGATAATGACATGGCAATAGGCCGTTCCAGCATGGGTCAACAAATCGCTCGCCCGCCGGGCAAAGTGGTTCCAAACGCCCTTCGTCAAGCCAACCCGAAAAAGGTTGAGAAGGTGATGAAGGAATTCAAGAAAGGCGACCTTCATTCCGGCAAGAAAGGGCCGGTTGTGAAGAACCCGAAACAGGCTGTCGCCATTGCTCTTTCTGAAGCCCGCCGGGCCAAGAAAAAGAAGAAATGACCATGAAAAAGAAATCTAAATATGCTTCTGGTGGCCCTGTCCAAGCCAATCCAAAGCCAACGACTTTCCCAGACCTTATTGCCGACCGAAATCGCCGTATGGCCGAAGCGATGGGCGATGCTCCAAAATCAAAGTTACCGACACCTGCGAAAAAGCCAAAGCCGTTTGCCGGTGGTGGAATGGTTGTCCCGACAGGCATACCGACCCCGCAACCGCGTCCGTCCAACTTCACTGTTGGCCCGTTGCAGTTTGGTGGGCCGGGTGGCTATGGTGGCGCTGGAAGCCCCGTAGGAGCCACTGGAACGCCTCCGGGTGGTTCGATGGGCGGTGGCATGTACAGTTCTGACAGGACTCGTCCGGTGCGTGATGGGCGTGGCATGGAAGACATGAAACAAAAAATTAAAGAGCGTTTAGGCGGTCTTGGCGACCGTATGGGTGGCCTGCGCGAGCGCATGCAAGACATCCGTACTCGCGTTCGCCCCAATGCCCCGGCCCCTGTTGGTGCGGGTGGTGGTTACAAAAAAGGCGGTAAAATTGACGGATGTGCCATGCGTGGCATGACCAAAGGAAGAAACAAATGAAAGGCAAAGACATATTAGGTACCATTTCCCCGGTATATGGCGCTGTCACAGGGAATGGCTTGTTCGGAAAAGTTGGAATGGGCGGTGCGCTTGGAGCGATTCAAAAGCTCGCCCGTGACAAAAAGAAGAAGCCTGTATCTGAAGAGGTTGCTTCTGATGTTGCAAATGCTGGTGTGTCAAAGTTTAGCAAAGGCGGTCGCATCGATGGCTGTGCCATTCGCGGCAAAACTAACTGTAAAATGAAATCCTACAAGTGAGGTGATTTATGGCAAAAGAATCCAAAGCAATGGTCAAAAAGGAAATCGAGTTCTTTAAAAAGAAAGGCGCTCCTAAGTCCATGATTAAGCATGAAAAAGCCGAAGCCGAAAGCATGAAGAAAGGCGGCAAGATGAAGCCAAAGGCCAAGAAAAAATGAGGCCCCAACTTCGCGGCGGCAACGGCGGGGGTGAAGACTCCGAGCCGATGGTCGAAATCGAAATTCAAGTCGGGCCAGAATCCGAGGCTCCCGAAGCCCCGGAGGCCATGTCTCCTATCGGCTACAAGAAGGGCGGTCGTATTGACGGCTGTGCTATCAAGGGCCATACCAAAGGTACGGTGCGTTAATGGCTACCAGTGGAACTGCGACATTCAATCCGGAATTCTCTGAGCTTGTTGAAGAAGCGTATGAGCGTGCCGGTCTGGAACTGAGAACCGGTTACGACCTCAGAACAGCTCGCCGTTCCATGAATTTCATGGCGCAGGAATGGCAAAATAGAGGAATTAACCTTTGGACAGTAGAGTCAGCCACATTGACTTTGGTGCCGGGTCAAATCACCTATGACATGCCGGATGACACCATCGACCTTATAGAGCATCAGATTCGTTTAAATAATGGTAGTACAGTCAGCCAAGCAGACTACACCATGACTCGAATCTCTGTCTCGGAATACGCGCACATTAACAACAAGAATACACAGGGGATGCCCCTGCAAATCTATGTTGACCGCTTGCGCGAGCGTCCCGTGGTCTATCTATGGCCGGTTCCAGATGGGACTCAGACCTATACACTGGCTTACTGGTATCTGCGCCGGATTGAAGATGTTGGCGCTGGTGGCGCAAACACGATGGATGTCCCTGCCCGTTTCCTACCGGTCTTGGTGGCCGGTCTGGCCTACTACATCGCCATGAAGAAACCGGAAGCCGCCGAGCGTCTGGCGATGCTTAAACAGGTCTATGACGAGCAGTGGGAATTGGCTTCTGGGGAAGACCGCGACAAGTCATCCCAGCGGTTCGTCCCGCAAATGGGATATATTGGCCGGAGCGTTTAAATGCCCGGAGCATATTCATCAGGAAAATATGCCCACGGCTTTTGTGACCGATGCGGCCAGCGCGTTGACCATTTAAATTCAATGCGCCAACTGGTTATCAATTTGTTGCCGACCAGTATCCGTGTATGTGATGAGTGCTGGGAACCTGACCAGCCACAGCTCCAACTGGGCCGGGTACAGGCGGATGACCCGCAGGCTTTGCGGAACGCCCGTCCTGATACCACTTACTACGCTCCCGGCAACGAAGGCGCTAATGGTAGCCGTCAGATTCAGTGGGGATGGAATCCTGTTGGTATGTCGCCCGGATATGACTCGGCTCTTACGCCAAACGAGCTTTTAAGTTATTCTGAAGTCGGAACCGTCACCGTTGTTATTTCGTGAGTTTAAACAATGAATTATGCACAACTGACACAACTAATCCAAGACTACTGCGAAACAACTGAACAGTCGTTTGTGGACAATATCCCGACTTTCGTACAGGTCGCCGAAGAGCGCATCTACAACACGGTTCAGCTCCCGGCCATCCGCAAGAATGTCACCGGCACCATGACTTCCGGCAACAAGTACCTGTCCCTGCCCGATGACTGGTTGGCGGCCTTTTCGCTGGCTGTCATTGCCCCGGTAACCGAGGCCCAGACCTTCCTTATCGACAAGGATGTGAATTTCATTCGGGAATGCTACCCAAGCCCGTCAAGCGGCGGCGTTCCCCAGTATTACGCCATTTTTGACGACAATACCCTCATTTTGGGGCCGACTCCGGATGCCAATTACGGGGTCGAAATGCACTACTACTATTACCCCGAATCCATTGTCACGGCTGGAACATCGTGGCTTGGAGACAACTTTGAGACAGTGTTACTATATGGGTGTCTTCGTGAAGCCTATCTGTATCAGAAAGGCGAGTCCGATGTTGTGACTTACTACGAAAACAAGTACCTTGAATCGCTCAATCTGCTTAAACAGCTTGGTGATGGCAAGGATAGACGCGATGCTTATCGCAGTGGACAAGTGAGGGTGCCTGTACAATGATTGGTGAAATTGGAAATAGTAATGTTGGTCTTGTAAATGTGTTTGTCGCCGACAAGCGAGGCTTTACTGCCGAAGAAATTGTTGACCGAGCCATCGACAAAATCATCTTCGTGGGTAACGAGAGCGCCCCGGAAATCCGTGAACAAGCTCTTGCATATAAAGCGGAGATTCGTGAAGTCGTCCTGTCCTACCTTCAGGAAGCGCAGGCCAACGAGCGCGTCACAATTTACAACAAGCTGTTTGAAGCAGGCTTCATTGAAGCCTCTGAATTCGTCCAAAACCTTTAAGGAGCCTAGTCATGGCAATTTCGCAATCCATCACCACCTCGTTCAAGACCGACATCCTCAGTGGCGGCATGAATTTCAACACCACCAACCGTGCGCTGTCATCGAACACCCAAGATGTGTTCGTCATGGCTCTGTACACCAGCTCGGCAACTCTCGGCCCGGCCACTACCGCTTACACCTCTACCGATGAGGTTCCGACCGCAACTGGCTACACCGCGCTCGGAAAGACCCTGACCATTTCTCAGGTTCCGACCTCGACCGGCACCACGGCGTTCATCGACTTCTCTGACTTGAGCTGGACATCGGCTTCATTCTCGGCAGACGGCGCGTTGATTTACAACGCTACCAACTCCAACAAGTCGGTGCTGGTTCTGAACTTCGGCGGCACAAAGACCGTGACCAGCGGCACCTTCACCGTCCAGTTCCCGACCGCAGACAGCTCAAACGCCATTCTTCGTATTGCGTAATGAGGCCAGATAATGGCCTCTTCCGCCACGATTTGTGCGGTATGCAGAGTATTTGACGGAGTTGTAGTCACAATTATTGTTGCTTCTTCAGAAGAAGAGGCTCCAATTTCTGATTGCATTCTTGTGCAAGTACCGGATGGTCATGCCTGTAAAATAGGCGATAGCTGGGATGGACAAAATTTTGTCAGCAAAAATCCTGAATATGTAATTCCAGACGAGAACGGCGAGGTCTAATCATGGCCTTTAAGACCATTCTCATCACATCAGGAACTTCATGGGTGGTTCCTTCGGATTGGGTTGACCATCCGGATAACAAAATCTATCTATACGGCGCAGGTGGCGGCTCATCGGCTAGCCATGTCAACACCGTAAGGCGTGCAGGCGGTGCAGGCGGTGGCGGTGGCGCATTCACCGAGCTATCCAACCCGTCTTTAACTCCAAGTGCTACGCAAACAATCTCAATCGGCGCAGGCGGTACCGGTGCAACTGGTGGTGGTGCTGGCCCATCAACAGGCGGTAACGGTGGCGCAACCACTATTATCATTGGTGGTACGACTTATACGGCAAACGGTGGTTCGGGCGGTACATCTACTGCGGTAAACCCACAATCTTCGACTGGCGGTGCGGGTGGCACTGCACAGTCTGTAGGTGGGCTTATTACTCTAGCTTATGCAGGTGGTAAGGGCGGTAACGGCGGTACAACTGCTTCGACAACCAATGTCGGCGGTGGCGGTGGTGGTGGCGCAGGTGGCCCAAATGGTACTGGTGGTGCAGGCGGTAACGGTTCTGCGGCGGCCTCTCCTGCGGGCGGCGGTGGCGGTGGTAATGGCGGCGGCTCGGCAGGCGGTAACGCAAGCGGCTCAACTCCCGGTAATGGCGGTAACAATTACCTTGGCACGGGCGGTGGTGTTGGGAACGGCACAGACGGTACAGCAGGCGGTGGCGGTGCAGGTGCTTCTGGAACGACCGATGTTGGCGATGGTAGTAATGGTGAAGAATTTACCATTACCGCAGGCGGAACGGCAGGTTCGGGTGGCGCGGCAGGTGGCTCTTCAACCAATGCCGTAACGGGCAGTACCGCTGGTCTTTATGGCGCAGGCGCTTGCGGTGGCGGTCGCAACACGACTAGCCGTGCCGGTACTGATGGCGCACAGGGCGCAATCATTGTTTATTACAGCGATACTGCGGCAGGCACAACAGTATCCGTTACCGGAGAGCAGGCTACTGTATCGGTTGGTTCTGTCACAGTTACCACAAGCGCAACAGTCACTGAGACCGGTGAGCAGATTACAGTTTCTGCTGGCGATGTAACCGTAATCACGGCATCGACTACAACGGTTCCTGTTACTGGCGAGGCTGTCACGGCATCTGCTGGAACTGTAACCGTAGCAACGGCAACATCGGTAACTGTTGAAGTAACTGGCGAAACGCTGGCCGCTCTCTACCCCGGAATGGGGTGGGGTGATGTGCCGTGGGGCTTTGAAGGCTGGGGGTCAACCGGTGAAGAAGAAGTTGTTGTCATTACCGCAGACATCAATGCTCCCGTTACCGGAGAGCAGATTACTGCCTTCGTAGGCACTGTCACGGTCAGCGCGACCACTATTGCAAGCGTCACCGGGGAACAGGCCACCGCTTCGGTTGGAACCGTCACCGTCAGCTCCAGCCAAACAGTTATCGTCACTGGCGAGCAACTGACAGCATCTGTTGGAACCGTTGCCGTCACTTCCAGCCCGACTGTCGCTGTCACCGGAGAGCAAATCACAGCTCAGGTCGGCACGGTTACTGTAGTGTCCAGCCCCACTATCGCCGTGACCGGCGAGCAGGCAACTATATCCGCTGGAACCGTCACCGTCATTTCCAGTCCGACTGTTTCCGTTACGGGCGAGCAGATTACGGCTTTTGTCGGCACGGTTTCAGTTACAGAAGTCGAGAATGTGGCCGTCACAGGAGAAGTTGCGACTGTTTCGGTCGGCACTGTCACCGCAAGCTCCAGCACAACGGTTTCCGTCACAGGAGAAAGTTTAAACGCTTCCGTAGGCACAGTTACCGTTACTTCTAGTCCGACAGTTACCGTAACCGGCGAATTCGCTACCGTTTCGGTAGGAACCGTTGTCGCAGGCTCATCCGTTGTCATTCCAGTTACGGGTGAGGAAGCCACGACCGCCGTTGGCACCGTTGT